GGCAACGTAGGGATAGGGACTACTACGCCTATTTATGATTTACAAGTTGGTTCATACGGTACTGATTCTGATTCTACTTTAGCTTTAGCTTCTACTACTTCAGGTACAGGTTCTATTAGATTTGGAGATGGAACATCAGGTTTTGAAGCCAACGCAGGTAAAATTAATTATGACCACAGTAGTAACTCAATGCAGTTCTTTACTAATGGTGGTGTTGAAAGAGCCAGAATAGACAGTTCAGGTAACTTGTTGGTTGGTAAGACAAGTTCAACTTTTAGTGCTACAGGCACACAACTAGCTTCTGATGGTTCTATTGTAGCTACTAGAAGTGGTAATCCTGTTCTTACTTTAGGTAGACTTGCTTCAAATGGTGAAATACAAAGATTTTTCCAAGCTAGTACACAAGTCGGTAATATCTCAGTCACAGGTTCAGCCACAGCTTACAACACCTCATCCGATGCAAGGCTTAAAGACATTACAGGGTCTGCGAGAGGTTTAGAAGTTATCAACGAACTCAACCCAGTTGCTTACGATTGGAAAGCAGATGGCAAGTCTGACGAAGGTTTGATAGCTCAAGAAGTTAAAGAGCTAGTACCTAACGCAGTGTCAGAAACTGAAGAAGGTTATTATCAAATGGATTATTCTAAGTTGGTCACACCACTCATTAGAGCTGTGCAAGAACTCACAGCTAAAGTTGAAAACTTAGAAGCACAATTAGCCAATAAATAAGCACAGATTAATTTAATTAGTGTATAATTTTTTTATTATGGCTATTTCTTATACATGGAACTGCAAACAACACGATGCTCACACTACACATGGTGGCAAAAGCAAAGTGATCTACAACGTGCATTGGCGCTTACAAGCAACTGATTCTGACAAAGATAGTGAAGGCAACCCATATACTGCTGAAGTTTATGGCTCACAATCTTTAGATTGTTCTGACCTGTCATCTTTCACAGCTTATGATTCACTAGCTGAATCTAATTTACAAGCTTGGGTTGAGGCTGCTATGGGTGCTGACGAGGTGGCAAACCTTAAAACTAATTTAGATGCACAGATCGCTGAACTTAAAGCACCAACAAGCTTCAGTGGAGTTATTGGCGAATAAATAATTTGTTATGAACTTTGGATTGGCTGCTTTTGCTGAACTGCCAATGGCTACTGACGAGGGCAGAATCCAGTCACAACAAAATTTAATCAAACAAGCAGCCCTCACTACCCTTACCGGTTTATCTACCACTGGCAGCAATATCTATGCTTCTAGGGTACACAATCTCGAAACGATCAAACTGCCAGCTTTGTTGCTTTATACAGTCGATGAAGAATCTGAGCCGATTGTAATGAACCCAGCACGCAGTGTTGAAAAGACCTTGACACTACATCTTGAGGGTTACGTCAAACAAAACACAAACTACGATGACAAAGTAGACGAGATTTCAAAAGAAGTAGAAGAAGCTCTTTTTAGCAATAGATTGTTAAATGGGTTGGTTTTAGATAGCTTTTTAACTAATACTGAAATAGAATATGAATCAGAAGGTGATAATCCGCTTGCTAGGGTTGTAATGGACTTTGAGGTTGTTTATCATCATAAAGAAGGAATTTTATAATTATGGCAACATACAAAGGTTCAGACGGAGTGGTCACCATAGGTGGCACAGCAGTTGGTGAAATTAGGTCTTTTTCTGTAGAAGAAGCAGCCGATACTATCGAAGATACAGCTATGGGTGATACATCCAGATCATTTAAATCTTCATTAAAATCATTTACAGCGTCTATTGATGCTTTATTTGACAACGATGATGGTGGACAAGATGCACTTTTAATTGGTGCTGAAGTTGCTTGTATCTTTAGATCGCAGGGTACTGGTTCTACTAATATGGAAAGGTCTGGTACTGGTATTGTTACAAGTGTTAGTGTAAGTCAATCTTTTGAAGGCTTAGTCGAAACAAGCTTTAGCTTGCAAGGCACTGGTGCATTATCAATAGCTGACCAATCTTAATACATGAAAGCAATAGAACGTGCTAAAGCGCATTTCAATTCGTTAGAAGTAAAGAAAATCGTTGTGCCTGAATGGGGTGATGACGATGCACCGCTTGAGATTTATGCCAAACCTTTAACCCTACAAGAAACTTCTAAACTTTATCGCATGGCACAAGAGGATGACATGGCTATGTTAGCTTATGTCTTAATCTACAAAGCCCTAGACAACAATGGCGATCAAATCTTTTCTTTAGAGGACAAACACACACTACTCAACAAAGTAGATCGTAACGTCCTTATCAAAGTCTCTAACGAAATCATGGCTGAGAAGCCAGCAGACGAAGTAAAAAAAAGTTAGCCGAAGATCATAACCTCTATAATCAGCTCGGATTAGCAGAGCTTTTAGGTAAATCTCTACACGAGATTCAGCAAATGTCCATAGAAGAATACCAATTATGGACAGCATACTTTAGAATAAAAGCAGAAAGACATAAAAATGGCTAACCAAAGTTACAAAATCCTCATATCGGCAAAAGATAAAGCTAGTGCATCTTTTAAGTCACTAAATAAAGTGGCAGGCAAGACAGGGCAAATAGTTGGTGGTCTGACTAAAGGTGTAGCGACAGCTACAGTTGCTTTGACAGCAGCCTCAGTAGCAGTAGCAGCAGTAGCTAGAAGTTCTTTTGAGTTCGCAGATGCTATCGGCAAAGTGTCAACCAGAACAGGCATAGCGACAGATACAGTACAAGCCTTTCAGATAGCAGCAGTAGAATCAGGCTCATCCGTTGAGATAGCTAACAAATCACTAGAAAAATTTACCAGATCAGTCGGTGATGCACAAAGAGGTCTTAAAACCCAAGCAGACATATTCAAAGACCTTGGTGTTTCTATACAAGATGCTAATGGCAATACGAAAACTATGGATGTCTTGCTCAGAGAAGTTTCTGACGGCATGGCAGGACTTAAATCACAATCAGAAAAAGCCACAGTAGCAGCTAACTTGTTTGGTCGTGCTGGTATCCAAATTGTAGATATTTTGGACAATGGTGGTGCTGCCTTTGATGCTTATATAGATAAGGCTAAAGAATATGGTCTAGTTTTAAGTGAAGATGGTATAAGGCAATCAGAAAAATTTAACGACACCCTTGCTTTTATTAACAGGCAATTCAAAACAGCTACAGCAGCTATATCTATAGCTTTCTTACCTATCTTGCAAAATTTAGCAACAGCATTTAAAGAGCTGATTGCTGAAACTGTCTCCGCAGATGAAGGGATTATGGAATTTGGTGAAAGTATTAGAGACATAGTTCTTAAACAAGTTGATGGCTTCATTAAGGGTTTTGGAGACTTCCTTGATGCTATACATAATGTTCGTAGAGGTTTAGTACAGTTTGCTATTGATGTAGAGCGCAAATTTTTAGAAACAGAACTTGCAACACTTAAATTCAGAAAAAGCATGGACATCTTAGGTCTCGCAACAGAAACTTTCGATGCGCTAATAAGAGCCACCAGCACAGCATTAGATGAAAATTCTAACAAAATGAGGGTGTTTGATGCACAAAACAAATCTAGTGGTGACACAGTAAGAAAGTTTGGAAACGATTTAGAAAAACATTTTGTCAAAGTTTTAGGCATGAGTGATGATGAGGTAAAAAATTTAGTCGATAGTTATACAGCACTTGAAAATGTTGCTGCAAATTCACTCACAAACTTACTTGATCCTTTAGATGCCTATAAAACAAGCCTGTCGGATGCACAAATTGAGATAGTTGATTTTGGTAATGCGCAAGTCAATGCCTTCAAAAAAGCTGAAGATGCTTTAGTAAGTTTTGTGCAAACTGGCAAACTTAATTTCAAAGACTTAATAGATTCATTGATAGCTGATTTAGCGAGACTAGCTATTAGACAGAGACTTATATCACCTTTATTTTCGCTTTTTAGTGACTTCACTAATGGTAACACACCAGCTCCAATACCAGCAGGTAACTTTAATGTATCAAGTTTCGATGGTGGTGGGTTCACAGGTTTAGGTAATAGAGCAGGTGGTATAGATGGTAAGGGTGGTTTCCCTGCAATATTACACCCTAATGAGACTGTAATAGATCACACCAAAGGCAATAATGGCAGTAGTATAGTTATCAATCAATCAGTCAATTTTGCTACAGGGGTGCAAGACACAGTGAAAAATGAGGTATTGCAGCTATTACCAGATATAGCAGAAACATCAAAAGGCGCTGTGCTTGAAGCTATGAGTAGAGGCGGTAACTTTAGAAGGGGTATGCGATGATCATAGCTATGCCTACGAATCATAACTTTGCAACAGTGAGATTCACTCTGAATAGAAATATTGCGACATCCAGATCAGCTTTTACTAATCGACAACGCACACAAGAATACGATGGTGTTTACTGGTCAGCAGAAGTAACATTACCACCCATGAAGCGCAGTGATGCTGTAGAATGGATTGCTTTCTTATCACGTCTACAAGGCACGAAAAACACTTTCTTGCTTGGCGATCCATCGCACACAACAAATT